TAAAAGTAATTTAACGATGACTTAATCCAACAAAAAACTACTTTGGAGATTCATCTATAGATTCATCACAAAAAAAAATTAACAAAAAATTAACTTATTTATTTTGTTAAACCAAAAAACCTTTTTATATTTGTACCAATGAACTGCATTATTAGAAATAGAAATGTCAACAATTAGAATTTTAAAACAAGTAAAATGTTTAGAATGTGATAAAATAGGGGTTTATTGTAAATCACTTTGTCCAACTTGTTATAGAAACAAAACCAGACATACTCCAGAAGGTAAATTAAAAATTAAATTGTACAATGATAAGGTACAAATGAAAAAAGTTTTAAATAAAAAACCTAAAAAGCTATTATGTGAATGTGGTAAAAAAGCAATTCTTAAAGATATGTGTCGTAATTGCTATCAAAACAAGCGTAATAAAGAAATTTATAATTCTAAACCAAGACAAAAAAAACCAAAAAAAATAAAATCAGTTGATTCTACGGACAAAATTGATTTATGTATAAAGATACACGAACGTAATACTGGAAAGTATTTTCATAAAGCAAGATTGGGTCAATCCAAGACTAAACAGTTTGCTATGCGAGAAATTTCTAATTACATAATAATTAATAAAGATTTTGGAGATTATAATTATTTAGGATTTGAGAATAAAATACTTGATTTAGAAGATTTTTTTGACTGCAAACCAATATATATTGATATGAATAAAATTTATAAATACTAAATTAATTAAAAAATGCGACAAACATCAATCAATTGTTACAACCAAATTAAAGCACAAGGGTTACTATCAAAATTAAGATTAGCAACTCATTATGCTATGTTATATTCTGCACCTTGTACTGCTGGAGAATTACAGAGTTACATTGACAAAAATGGAATTAAAGTCAAACACGCTTGGAAACTATTATCTCAATTAAGGGATTTAGGAGTAGTGTATGAAAAAGATGAACGGAAATGTAATGTTACTGGTAGAGTAGTAATAGAATGGGATTTAACAGACAACTTACCTATTAAACCAACAACTACTTCCAACACAAAAAAACAAAGGGTTAAAGATACTTTAGATGCTTTGAGAGAATTGTATAAAACCAAAAATACATCCAATATAGAGGATTGGCAAATGGTAGCTAATTTAATTAAAAAAATATAGTTTATGAACTCAAAAAAGGAAATACGCTACATTGAATTTACACTTAAAAAAATATTTAAGCAAAATAAAATTAGTAAGTCTGATGTTAATATTTCAAAAAAACTTTTAAATAAATGGCAGAAGCTAACAAAATATACAGAAGATAATAAATACCCCATATTAGAAGATATTATAGACCAAGAACCAACTTTAAAAAATTAAAAAAGATTATGAAAACATTAAAAAACTTTGTATTAGCATTACTCTTATGGATTGCTTTTTTTTCAGCATCATTACTAATTTTAAATATTATATAATTATGAAACCAGAAGAACAATTATTAAAATTTCAACATAGCATTGGAATTAAAGTGCAGTCAGTTGCATTACCAAATGAAGACCAGTTTTACGCTATAAAAACGGAGGAGCAAATATTGGATTGGTTACAAAATAAAATTCAAAGTCAACATAGTGCTTATTTTCAATTAAGCAACAAATACAGTCAAAATGACGAAGAAAAAAGCTGGGATAAAAATAAAATGCAAAACCAAAGATTTTTAGAAACAACTAACGGATAAAATTAAGCTAATTATCACGATAGTAGTAATTTGAAATATTAATAACTATTATTATTCAGTTTATTTTATTCTTATAAATAATAACTTTTAACATAAATTTGTATTTTTACAGATAATTTATTATAAAACAATATGAAAGCAAAAGATTTTATTATAATAGGTGGTGCAATTGCATTATATTACTTATATCAAAAAAATAAAACTAAAACATCAACTACTTCTGATGAAGAAGCTCAAGATGAAGCAACTTCAGGTGGAGGAGCTGGAGGTGGTGGAGGTATGCCAATGCCAATAACTCCAAAACCAATAATTTTAACACCACCAACTCGAAAACCACAAATTGTAAAAGGAGAAACAACAACGGGTGGAGAAGCAATATTTACTGGAGCTACTCCAATTCGTAGTATTACAAATCCAGAACCAGTTGTAACGCCTATTGAAAGTGCAATTCAAAATGGTGGTGCATCAACTTTGCCAAGACCAAATGTTGTAGTTACTCCAACTACTAATATTACAAATCCAGAACCAGTTGTAACGCCTATTGAAGTTGCAATTCAACAAGGAGGGGCATCAACTAACCCAAGACCAAATATTGCTTCAGAACCATCTGCCTTGTATCAAAGTGAATTAATGAATCAAAATATTCAACCTATTGTTAGAGGTGGTCGTTCTTTATAAACTTATTTATAATATTAATTATGGCAAAAAATAATAATACAAGTTTTATAGCAATACTTCTTCTTTCTGGAATTGCATTTTTTTATTTATATAAAAAAAATAAAAATAAAAAAGCAACAAATGAAGGTAAAGGGATGGGAGATGCAGTTACTCCAAGTGCAGAAACGCCAAAACCAGAAACGCCAATACGAGTTCCGAGTGCAGTTACGCCAATTCGTACTTATACTCCACCACCATCGTCTTTTAATACTTCATATTTAGAAGGAGCATCAAGTACAAAACCATCTATTGCTTCAGAGCCATCTGCTTCATCACAAAGTCCATCACTTAATCCTCATCTTCAGCCAATCGTAAGACCTACTCGTTCTATATCAATTGCTTCTGAATACTAAAAAATTTAATGTTATGACACAAAATACTAAAACAATATTAATTTATGCTGGAGCATTACTTGTTGGCTCTGGACTTGCTTATGCAATTTATTCTGCCAATAAAAATAAACTTCCACTTGTAGATGGTGCAAAAGTTACTGATGATAAACAAAAAACTGTAGCAGAAGAAACAACTGACTCAAAATCAAGGTCAAATTATTTTGCTTCTTTATTACAAAATCCGTTACCAAAAGATATTGATTACAAATTTGGTAGCACTACTAAATTATAATTATATAATAGTATAATTAAAAAAAAATATTGTAAAATTAAGGGCAAATGCTCTTTTTTTTACCATTAATTTGTATATTTGTACCAACAACCTTAAAAAAATAACAACAATGGCACGACCAAAAGGACTTAAACACAAAGTATTAACATTGAGAGCAGAAGGAAAATCGTATAGAACTATTCAAAAAGAATTACAATGCTCCAGAGGAACTATTAACTACCACTGTAAAGATAATGATATGACAGATATTGGAATGAAAATACATCCATTATCAAATGAAATTAAAAGTGAGATTGCAGAATTTTGCCAAACTAATACAAGCGTAAAAGCAACCGAGCATTTTGGATTATCATTATCTACTATAAAAAAATATAGAAAATATCAAGGGTAATACCTATGAAAAAAAATTATTCGTTAAGGATTTTTAATATCCTTGCAAAGCGTGTTTACAAATTATCGAAAAAACGTAAGTTAGGTTGGAAATGGAGAGATGCTCAAAAATGGACATCAGCTAATCTATTTAAACTATATAAGGGTAAACCATTATCTAAAATTAAAGTAACCGAAGTTGATTCTGTTATAGTTTCTATTTTAGATAGTGGACAAACGCCTACTGGATTACCAATACCAACACCAAAACCAATACAAAATTGCGTTCCTTTGAGCGATATACCATCTGCTTTGTTAAAGGATATTAATTGGTGGATGTTAGCTGATGCGATAGATTTATTCCAAGACAATCAAGATTTAAGAGTTTCTATTGGTAATATTATTGATACTGATATTGTAAAGAAAAATGAAATTTCCGATTCCCAGCTAAAAGATGCTATTGAAGATATGAGAAAAAGTGGTTTTGGGTCTGATGAAAATATTGTTTTTAAGATACTGGTTAGACCAAATGCACAAGATGATGGAAAACCTTGTAGTTATTATATTTTATCTACTTTATCTGGTTCTCCTTTAGATATAGAAACTAATCAAAAAGAAATTATGACTGTTGTGCTTAAAAGTGATATTTCAGATGATGTAAGAGCCGAATTAGAAGCTAAAGAGAAATTAAGAATTGACAAAATTGCTGAACGTGAAGCTAAAAAAAGAGCTGTTGATAAAAAAAGACCAAGCAAAATAGAAGGACAAGAAGAAGCTCAAAGAAAACTAATTGAGGAAAACTTAAAAAATATTAAAGATTTGTACGATAAAAAATTGATGTCTGAAGAACTGTACAAACTTAACATAAAAGAATTAAGAAAGAAACTTAAAGATGGTGGAGAAATTTAATGGAAACTAAAGAAGAAGATAAAATTCAAAGAGTTTATTCAAAAACTAAAATTGATAGGTTTTATAACAAATTAATTGTTGGTAAAGGAACATTTTTAATAAGATTTGGAACTGAATGTAATGAACTAATTTTTGATAATGTTCATAATGTTTTTTCTACTAAAAACAAAAACTTTCCTCCAAAATTAATATGCTTATTCAATATGGTACAATCAGATGTAAATAAATTTTTAAAGATTAATCCTTATATTGATATTCCACCTAAAGTAAATACTATTGAATACAATTATAAGTATAATGACGATATTGGAAAAATTACTGCAACTGATTTAGACCACGCATTTTGGAGAATTGCTTATGTTAAAGGTTACATAACTAAAAAAACATACGAGAAAGGTTTGCCTTCTATTGGAAAAGCAATTAGACTTGCATCACTATCTGTTTTAGGTAGAGGTAAAAAGTTTGATAAATATGTTGATGGAGTTTTTAAAGAAAAAATAGAAGTAAAAAAATCAGATACCACTTTACAAAAGGTTTATGTTGATATTCGTTATTCTTGCTATTATATGATGTATGAACTATCACAACTTTTAGGAGAAGATTTTGATTGCTGGAAAACTGACTGTATATACTACCGAGATACTCCAGAAAATAGAAAAATTGTACATAACTATTTTGAGGAAAGAGAAATGCTTTTCAAACAATTAGTTTAAATAAATCTTTTTACTTATATAATTTATTATTTTTTATAATAATTTTATTTTATATAATAATTTTTTTTATATTTGTATTTATAAACCAAGAACAATGAATTTAAAGACAACACCCTTTTCGGATTACGAGAATAATAAGAACTATGATATGTCCAGCTTTAACGAGTTAGGTATGGATATTAATATTCTTAATGAAGTAACGCAGTATAACAAAATTCCAAGTGGTAATTTTTATAAGTTTGGAGTTATTATTGACCAACAATATAATTGGTATTTTAATGGTATTGCAGTTGCAGATAGCAGAGCAAAAATGCGAGAAATTTTCAGTGCTATATTACAAGTTAATGCTGGAACACTTAACCAACCATTTATTTATAAAGTAAAAAGAAAATGAAACGTATATCTAAAGATTTAGCCGATAAAATGGTAATGGATGTGTTAATTTCATTATCAAAACAAAATAATGCTTCAATTGGTTTTGCACAAAATTCGATTGATATAATGAATGATGTGGTTGATAATACAGTTTTTACTGGAATTTTATTGACAAAAGCAAGACCATCTTTTTTTGATGAAAAAGAAGTTGATATGAAAATAACTATTGTGTCTGCTCTTAAAACTATTTTTCAAGTTAGCAAAAAACAAAAAGATGTTGTTTTTAATAATGATTTATCAAAAGAGATGTCAAAATTAGATGATGATGATTATTCAATTAGCACCAAGTTAGATTTTGCACTATATCAATTTGTAAATGCTTATTACGAATATGAAAGGTTAGAGAAAAAATACCCAGAATTAATGAAAGTTATGTAATTATGA